GCTGAGGCGCTGAACATACGTACCAAACTCCGACTGTGCCACATACTCCTCCTTGAGCTGCGCCGTAAGGGCTTCGGTGGTCTTTTCCACCTGCTCCGCCGTCTTGACGATTTGGGAGCGGAGGGTCTCATACTGCTGCTGCAAGGCCGCCACGGCATTGCCCGACGGAGCTTGCTGTACGCCGCCGTGACCCTGCATGGCAGCGCCGCTCTCCAGCGCTTCCAGCGCCAAGTTCAGCTGCTGGGCCATCTGAAAGAGGTAGGAATACTGCCGCGCGGCGATTTGCGATGCCGTACCTGTGGGATAGGGCGGCATGGAAATGGTGGTCATGTCTCCGCCACCTCCTTACTTTTCATACACGGCGGTGATGGCGTGTACGGTGCAGCCGCCCTTGCCGTAGAGCTTCAGCTGCAAGAACGGCGCGCGGACAGCCCGCACCGCGATGGTGGCGGCGCGGAGATTGCCCTTACCCTTCACCGTACCGCACTTTCGCCACGTAGCGCCCCCATCGTAGCTGACGGCGGCGTGGGCCTCCGCCCCTATCGCCGTCTCCAAGCGCACCTCCAAGCGGGCGAGGTAGCGCTCCCCCTCCTGCTCCACGCCGATGGGCGGCGTCTCGGCGTACCACTGGATGTCCGCCGCCTCCTGCGCCCCCGTCAACCCGTGGAGGGACACCACGGCGCTGTCGGTGAGGGCGTACAGCTCCCCTCCCTTGCGGGCGAACTGACGAACAGGCAAGCTGTCCTGCCGATGCCACAGCCCACGCTTGGTGTCGAGGGTCAAGAGGTGCTTGCCATCTTCAGCAGTGAGGGCGAGGTAGTAGACCCCGTCCGCCGCGCCGCCTACGGCGTCGCTGCCGCGAATATCCCCCAAGGGCTCGCTCAAAAGCTGGGGCAGCGACCCGTCGAAGCCGTACACGCCACCCACCCCGTGGTAATAGAGCACGCCGAGGCTTATGGCGAGGCTGCGGTGGCTGCCCCGCGCCACGCCGTCACATTCCAGCGTCACCACTTGGTGCGCGCCATTGCCCGAGATGTAGAGCCGCTCGATGGCGTGTTCCTTAAAAAAGAGGACGCTGCCCAAATAGGCCGCCGCTGCCGTAAACACGCCGTCAGAGCCGCGGGAGGCGGCGTAGCTGTCGGAGGCGAGACCTTGGAAGCTGTTCCAGCTCTTGAAGTTACCAAGGGCGCTGCCGTACACGGCGTTGACCGCCTCGCCATTGACGATGCCGTACTTGCAGCCCCACAGGCGATTGCCGCACTCGCAGACATAGTCCATGTCGGGCACATAGCGCCGCAATGTCAGCGCCGTGTCGAGGGTGGTCTCGGCGGTGGTGGTGAGGGCGATGACGATGCTGTCCTCTTCGCAGGAAATGAGGGTATACGTCCCCTCGGGCAGCACGGCGCCGCCTCCTGCAATATACACGCCCTCACCTGCCATAAACTCCCTGCCGATGCCCGCCGCCTGTACGGTGGTGTGGCTGAATGTCGCCTCCTCATCGTCGGGTGCAGCGGTGGGGGTCAGCACCACACTGCCTGTGGTGGTGGTCTCGCTCTCCAACGAGCCGTAGTCGCTCAAATCGGCGGTGTTGATGTAGCACTTGTCGGGCCAAATGATGAGATACGCGCCCATGGACACCAGCTGCTTGTCCCCTTCGGTCAACTCAAGGGCCGTTTTGAGGCCGTTGACATAGAGGTGGGTGCCGTCTACATAGATGAGGGCGTCCTTCACCGTCATGCCGCCCGCATACCCCGTGAGATTCGCCACCGTGCCACGCTTGGGGCGCACCTTCAAGGCGGGGAAGCCATCGGGACAGAGATTCTCCATGTCCGCGAAGCTGCCCAGTGCCGCCCCTTCACGGCGGTCGAGGCCGAGGAAGCGGCGTACCGCCGTACGCTGCTCACCTGCGGACTTCATTCCCATAAAATACATCTTCCCCCGCCTCCTTTACGCAAAATGCAGCGCCTTCACACCCTCACGGGGAGACGCGGTGCGGCACACATAGTCGCGGAGGGTCATCAAGGCGTTGTTCCACATGGCGGCGGCGTTGTTGTAGCGGGTCATCTCGCCGTTACAGTAGTGGATTTGTGCCTCCACATAGTGGCGGTACAGCTCCTGATGAGGGGCGGGAGCGCAGAGGGTGTCGTCCTCCCCCAATTCCCCCACGGAAGCGGGGTCAAGGCCGTAGACCTCGGCGCGGATAAAGCCCTCGGCCTGCGTGACCCAGCGGCACTTCTCCTCGGTGGTGTAGCCGTTGGGCAGCAGGGCATCCACCTGCGCAAGCACCGCCGAAACGGTCAAATTCGCCATTGCCTTCCCCCCTTATTCTGCCATCTTGTCCACGTAGCGGCGTGCCTCATCCGCCATCATCTGTGCGTTTTCCAGCACCTCCGCCACATAGTCGGGCACAGACACCGTCGCGCCCTTCATGATTTTCCAACTTCTTCCATTCACCGACACGATGACGAAGTTCTCCTCCTGCTTGCGGCCACGGGGGATACACACCGCCACCATCGCCGCTTCTTCCTTCTTCACTGCTTTCTTTGCCATGATGATTCCTCCTTGTGTTGCTATGTTGGGGGGTGCATCGCACCCCCCTTAGGTTGCTGCGCGTAGCGCCTCGGCTCCCCTTGTCAGGGGAGCTGGATTTTTGCGAAGCAAAAAGACTGAGGGGTAGTCGCTCGTCTTTTTACGCGGAATGTTCGTACTTTTCTTTCAATAGCGAAAGAAAAGTACCAAAAGAACCGCCACTTGAAACCCATGGTTTCAAGACTTCCTTCCCGCGCTCCACATCTCCCACGACGATGGCGCTCCTCGCGTAAATTTCTGCGGTGAAAACCTCGCCGGAAGGTAGCACTGCCTCTGCTCCTCTTTTCGCTGCCGCTTTTACTCAGAAATGTAGGAGATGTTCTTGTCCTCTTGTAGGGCGGCCTGCCCTCAGGCCGCCGCGTCTATCGGAGTGCTGTCGTATGTTGACGGCGGGGTGTGGGTGCCCGTGGAGCGCAGCGGAACAAATGCCCTTGGGGTACACCCCGCCCTACAACACCACAGGCAACTCTCCCTAACTGTTAACTGTTAATTGTTAACTGTTAATTGGCCATGTCCTCGTCGGAGTAGGTAGAACCGCACTCCACACGGAGGATGTACTCATCGTACAAAATGGCGGCGGCGTGGACGCCCTTCCAGCCCACGCTGGAGCGCTGATCCAGAGGATCGGCAGTGCCGGAAGAGCCACGGGGCTTGACGATGACCTCCGTGCCCTCGCTCAGGTCAATGACGCCGTACGCGCCCTTGCCGATGAAGAGGCAGCCGTACACCGCGCCGCCCTCAGCGCCGCCCTCGGCGGGATAGACGATGTCGCCCTCGGAGACGGACACATTGCTGGCCACCGTCAGGGTATTGGCGGTGTTGGTAATGACCTTGACCTTCTTACCGCCCACCAGAACGGACTTACCGCTCAGGCTGCCAGGGCCCAGCGTCTCCTGCACGGTGATGACATTGTTGCTGGAAGCAGCAGCAACGGTCACATTGCGGCTTTCCTCCGTCAGATCCTCACCGCGGAAGATCTTGGCCTCGGTGGTCTCCACGAAGCGGACGCCGTGGAGCTCGCCGATCTCGCCGGAGAACAGCTCGGTAGCGGCGGCGTACTGATGTGCGGCGATCCAGTCGGGGTCGTTGCGCAGATCGAAGGCCACGCTGGGGTGGAGAATGCACACATACTTGCCGTCAAAGGTGGGGGCATTCATCTTCTTGAGGGCAGTAGCGGCGCGAGCCACCAGTGCGGCGGTCAGCTTGTTCTGCTTGCCCAGCTCATAGCGGTGCAGCACCTCGGTCTCGCTGCCGTCAGCATTGATGGTGGGGGCATAGATGACCTTGGTGCCCTGCTGGATCTCGTTACGGGTCACGGTATCGAGGGTCAGACCCATGTTGGCGCCGTGACGGTCGGTGATCTCCAGCACCACATCGTCAATGGCGGTCAGATCCAGCATATCGGACACGGTGGTGTAGTCACCGTACTGGCTCAGCTCCTTGGTGATGTAGCTGACGGAAATGCCGCTGCCATCGGGGGTGACACCCTCGGTCAGGGGAGTCAGTGCCTTCTCAAAAGAGCCGAACTTACGCCACTCCACCGTCTTACCGCCGCCCACAGGGACGCCACGGGTAGCGGCGAACTGGTTGTGGACAAGGGCAGGCTTAGCGTTTTCCAGCAGCTCCATGCCGTAGTAGGTTTTCATCTCGGCGCTCAGCGCGCCCGTAGTCTGAGTGTTGATATTGCTCATGGTTGGTAGTTCCTCCTATTCTTAATAGGCCCCCTTGTGTAAAGGGGGCTGGCTCGCCGACAGGCGAGACTGGGGGATTGACACAAAATAGAACAATCCCTCCGACCTCGCTACGCTCGGCCACCTCCCTTTCACAAGGGAGGCTTTGGCTGTTGCACCCCAAGGGGTGCATCTTCTCCCAATCCATTCTTCCCGCAGACCTTGGGGCAAGCCCGCGCATTTTGTTGGCAGTGGTAGGTCACGACCCTTTCACCAATAGGTGTCAATGTAGTGTTTGTTGCCCTCGTTTGGGCAACAAACAAAAAAATAATTTAAAAAAAGCAAAAATAGCAGCACAAGCCTTACCTTTGCATGGGGGAGCGCGAGGGGGAGGGTATGCCCCCTCGCATGAAATAAGAACACACGCGCAGCGTTGTGTTGCCCCGAAACGGGCAACAGGGGAGAAAATTTTTGAAAAATTTTTCTTGGGATGCTGCATCCCTCGGCAGTAATTCGGCGCGTTAGCGCCCTTGGCCCCCTCTGACGAGGGGGCTGCCGAAGCGTTAGCGAGGCTGGGGGAGAGAATTTTACGCGGAATGTTCGTACTTTTCTTTCAATAGCGAAAGAAAAGTCGCGCAATGCTTACGCGCGCGTTTTATTTAATGCGAGGGGGCATACCCTCCCCCTCGCGCTCCCCCATGCAGACTTGGGAGTTTCCGCACCGCAACTTCCTTCCCGCGCTTCACCCCACCCACAACGATACCGCTCCTCGCGTAAATTTCTGCGGAAAAAACCTCGCCGAAAGGTAGCACTGCCTCTGCTCCTCTTTTCGCTGCCGCTTTTACTCAGAAATGTAGAGGCTTCTGCTTGTGGTGCAACAGCTTAACTGTTAATTATTAACTGTTAATTATTAATTGAACGACACCTTCTCCCCTCTTGCCACTCTGCGGCGAATCTCCTCCCTTTCCTTCGCCGTCAAACGGCTGGGGTCAACGGATGTCACAGCGGCGGCGTGCCCACCGCCCCCATTCTCGGCAATGCGCCCGCCACTAAGGGAACGGCTCAAATCCTGCCCCGCCCGCTGGGCACCATAGCGCACGGCGCGGCGCAGCAATTCCTCCATAGCGGCGCGGGAGCGCGCCATCTCCTGCCGCTGCAAGGCAAGGCGCATCTGCCCCTCGTTGCTCTCACGGCGCAGCGCCTCATTCTCACGGTGGAGGGACTTCAAGCGCCCCTCGATGATTTTCTGCACCCTTGCATCGAACTCAGACTTATATTTCCCGCGGATAAGGTCGTCAAAATTCTCCTCCGCAGGACTTGCAGGCATCTCCTGCACTTCCATGTTGGTATTTTCTTCCATATGTTCCTCCTATGGGATGATATAGAAACGCTCTCAGTCTTATTGTAGGGCGGGATGCCCACATCCCGCCGCGGACGGTGGAACACCGTCCCTCGCCTCCCTCTGACGAGGGAGGTGGATTCGCCGAAGGCGAAGACGGAGGGAGAGAACGACTACCCCTCAGTCTCGCCTATCGGCGAGCCAGCTCCCCTGACAAGGGGAGCCAAGGCGCCTACGGCGCAAACTAACTGTTAATTGTTAACTGTTAATTATTAATTATCACCGCGGTCTCGCCGTCTGCCTTGCGGCCCTGCGACTGCGCTCCACCGCACTGACCTTTTCCCCGCCAAAACGGCGGCTCAAGAGCGATACATCCACCTGCTCACCTACTGCGCCACTCTCCTGCTGGGCATCCATCGCCCCCCACTCTTCTCGCAGGGCCGCCGCCAACTGTGTGCCCTTCTCGGCATCCACCGCCGTACTCAGCGCCAGCAGTTGCTCACGGAGCTTCGCCACCTCCACCCGATAGTCGGGCTGGGCAATGGCGGCAAGGAGGGTATCCTTATTCTTAAACTCCATCAGCTCCAAGCACTTTCTTGCCTGCGCCGCCATATCCTCGCGGAAAAAGCCCATTTGGTACAGCTGCAGCGCCAGCTGATTGTACTCCATGGTCTTGTAGGGGCTCTCCTGCTCTGCCCCAATCTCCAAATCGAAGGCGGGCAGACGATACCGCACCGTTGCCCCATCGTGGAGGGGACGCTTCTGCAAGCCTGCCCCATCGTAGGTGATGAACTCCATCCCCTGTCCGTCCGCGAGACGGAAACTGCGGGGCAGACGGTAGAACTGGCGAATGAGATGGATGCACAATTCCACCACATCGGAGAAGGCCTCGTAGCTGTCGTCAATCATGTTGCGGCTCAGCTTGCCGCCCGATTCCTGCAGGGCGGCGATAGCCGTAGCCGCCGTGACACCTGCCGCCGTGCCGCCATTGGACACATCACGGTTGCCTGCCGTCTCCTTCATCTCGGAGATTTTGTGGTTCAAATAGGCCACATACACCCCGTCCAAACCCGCCGTCTTAATGGGTGCAATGGAATCAGTGCCGAGGTTGCCGTTGGTGTGGACGAAAGGCCGCGTCCAGTCGGCGTACTCGTTCTCGTTCACCGCGCCGTCATCACGGATGAAGAAGCGGGGCGTCGCCGCCGCCAGCGTGTTCTTCAAAATGGCTTGGTTCATGAGGTCAATCTGCTTTTGGGAACTCTTGCACAAATCGATGTAGCCGTAGCCGCAGGGCGTACCCTCCTCGGGGAAGAGATTGTCGAACACGAAGGGGTACTTCCCGTGGTCGTACCAGCCCCGCTGCGCCAATTCGGGGTCATTCTCCGTGGCGTACAGCACTTCCTCCCCCACAAACTTGCAAAACTGCACCGTGTCGCCAAGGTGGTAGTACCAATCCACCACCACGGACTTGTCGGAAGTGTCCACCGCGTCATCGTAGAGATAGCGGCTGAGGGTCATGCCGCTGCGGGTGAGCTTCCCCTTCAGCTGGGGATAGGCGGCGCAGAGCTTTTGGTTATCCACCAGCTCCGTGGAGAAAAAGTGGGCGCTCTTCTGCACATCGGTGATACCAGGCTCCCAAAAGAGGTTCAGTAAGTCCATGGAGCGCACCGTAATGTCCCCCATGCCGCCCAACTTCTCCCCGTCCCAGAACACGCCGTAGACGGCGCAGCCCGACTTGAGCTTGCGCCACCAGCCGTCGGAATAGGTGCGGCGAAAGCGGTCGTTCTTCAAAATAACGGGGAGAATACGGCTGAGGCGGCGTGCCTCCTCCGTGTCGTCCGCCTCACGGGGCAGGACGGTGGGCTGGGGATAGGCGTCCATGGCGTCGGCGTGCTTGGAGAGGATGCAGTTCACCAGCCAGCCGCTGCGGGGACGGGGGTCGAAGCTGTTGCCGCCCTCCCCTGCCTTTTCCATCTGCTCCCAGTGGCGCATTTTCCAAAACTGCTCGTTGTCGA